TGCGCAATAATCAAACATACCTGTAATTAAAGTTGCAACACCAACTGCGGTTCCTCCTGGAGATGGAGAAGAAGATATTGCAACTCTTGGTGCAGATGTGTAATCTCTACCTCTATTTGTTACTGTAATAGTGGAAACTGCGCCATCAAAAATACTTGCCACCGCAGTTGCAGTTCTTCCTGAACCAACTAATCTGAATGTTTGAGTGTATGCTTGATCTACAAAATTATCATCTATCTGTTCAATATCTGTATCTACAACTTCATCTCCATATCTGAAGAGTTCACATCTCAATTCATAAACATAGTTTTTTTGTAATTGATAGAATGGAGATTCGTGCTCAACATATTTTATTTCAAATATTCTATCGCCCAAAGGAAAATAAACTAAGTCTCCTTCTTTTGGTCTACTTGACAATTCAATATTACTAATAGGTTTTATTAGTGGTGAAATATAATCTTCAAATCTTTCTTTTGATACTACAAGAGTTAAATCGTCAATATCTTGAATTCCAAATTTAGATAGAAGTGTTCCTTGTCCGCCATATCCATCATAAGAAGAAACATATGCTTCAATTGGGTACGCCTTATCAAATTTTGATTGTATTACTTCAGCGATTACTGTATTTTTAGTGATATATCTTCTAGGAATATAGTAAATCTCAACACCATACATTCTTATCTGTTCATTTATCAAATCCTGAACTAGATTTTGTTCTCCTTTTGATCCCTGAAGAAAAAATGGGTTAAGCATAATTATCCTATGAAGTCTAATGGTGGAATTTCATAATAAGATGACATCTGCTCCATTATCATATCTATTTCTCTTTGGGCATCATCATATAATTGTCTTCCATTAAACTCAATTCCACCTGGAAGTTTAACCCCTTGGAATTTGATTAAGTTTTGTCCCCATTGCCTCTTAATTAGAGAAGTTAGATATTTCTTTAACCAAGAATCATTCCATACATTAGAATAATCGTTTGGATTTAATGCACTGTAACAGTCAATAACCAAGTACTCTCCAACAACTAGACTGCTCCAGTCAATATCAAGATATAATCTATTTTGTCTTTTATTAAATCTTATTTGCTTTTGTGTGGTAAGTAAAAAGTCAATATCCTCAAGGTATGTTTTGGTCATTGCATAAGTCAAAAGTTCTGTTGAACCCCAATAGTAAATATCATTTAAAAATAATTGATATTTCAAACTAAACATATTTCGGGAAATATCATTAGATCCTTCAAACTGAAAAATCTTATTAATTCCTATAATATGATCTGGAATTTGGAGGAAATTCGCATTTTCAAAGAAATTAAATGTTTCACTTGTTGTAGAAGTTGCTGAGGTTGTAGCAATTCCAACCCCACCTGTTTGCGCTCTTCCCCTATCAATATCTTCTTGAGTAATTTTATATTTTAAATAAGTTTGAATTACTCCATCAAAATGTCTTTCTTGGAAAAATTGCACTGCATCATCAACAAGATCCTCTATCTGCTCATCAGCAACATTAATTTCCAATACTGGATGTCCCAGTTTTCTTTTGCAATAATCTATTAGTTCTTGTCTTGATGATGGTTGTGCCATTATTCTTTACAGTTTATTTTTCCTATAATATCTATCATTTCATGTTATTCATTAAAGATGAAAGCATTGACTTTATTTCTTCAATATTATTTTTAATTTCGCCCATTTCATTTTCTAAGTTTTCAATTTTTTTTGCACTATTTTGCTTGCTTCTTTTTAAATTTAAATAATTTTGATATTCCAAATGATTTGTGTTTATAATTGCATTTGTATTCTCATCTCTAACGAGACTTAAATTGTCTTTTACTTTTTTCATTATGCAACAGCAATTACTCTCAGATCTTTAATTCTTGGTGGATAAGCTTGATTTGTTGATGTTCCAACCAACTTAATGCTAAAATATCTAAATGATTCTATATTATTCTCAGTAAACTCATACTCTTTGAAGAGATTGAGTGGACTTTCTGTTGTTAAAATATCAACTTTCGGAACATCTCTATCGGGTGTACCATCAGATAAGGATTCATCTATAGTTTGACCCAAGTTATTTAAATTATTGAAACCTGGGAATGGAAGATAGATTGGTTCTTCGTATGGATCTCTTTGAATCGCATAGAAAGCTCTAAGATCACTAAAAACATTTACATATGCTGTACACAATATTTTAATGGAAGTTGCTGGAACTTCTAATGAAATTGTATTTGATGCATATGTAAAGGCTGATGGATCTTCCTGTAAATTAGATACTCTATCGTCAGTTGCATAGTTTGTTATTCTTTTATTTACTCGGTTAGATGTCAAAATAACTCCAACTCTATCCAAATCCACAACAGGAGAAACATAACCGTCTTTACTAAACATCTGCAAGTTTAAAGTTAAAGATTTATTTCCAGGAAGGTCGTTTAGTCCTACAGATTCATTTAACTTTGAAAATATTGCTCTTGGTGAAGAAAAATAATTATTCGAGTTTAAGTCAATAGATTGGAATCCTTCATCTTGGAAAGATGATTCTGTTCCATCTATACTTCTTCCAGAAACTGTTCTAACAGAAGGAACTATGCTTGTTCCACTGAGAGATAAAGTTTGAACTATTGGTCTTAATGAACTATATTGTATGTTTTGTGTTGCCTTTATAAAACTTTCTCCGGTAGATTTTGATTCTTTGATATAAAGTTTTGGATTAGAAATTCCGTCAGTTCTATCAACTCCGTTTTCATTCATTAAAAGTTTTATATTGTAGTAATCGAGACCTATAGGATCTGGTACTGTTGCTTGCTCTAAGGAATGAATTCTATTAATTCTTCTCAAAGAAACTCCATTTAACTCATATTTTTCAACTAAATCCCCTATGACATGATTAACTACTTCTGTAGAGTCAATACCCCTAACAATGCCCGTCAATGTTGTTGCAGTAGTTCCCGTGTATGAAATAATTTCTCCGCCAATTTTAATGTATCCAGGATTTCCTGAAGATACTGATAAATTCTCAAAAGTATCAAATCCAACAGTAGAAACAACAGAAATTTCTATATTTTCTGTCCTTGAAAGATCTGTAGGTAAACTTGTTGGTTTTACATCACTTATAACGTCAAAAATTTCTACTCTGTCTGTTCTTGAATGCATTCCATGATTTCTATGATTCACTTTTATAGTAAGTCCATCATTTAATGAAACTATTCCATCGGTGTTTATTAAAACCCCACCGCCATTAAGAAAAACTTCTGTATCGGAATTATTAATATATTTTATAGATTTGCCTGCACCAACAGAAAAATCCCCCTGAACATTGTCCACAATAATTTCATTTATTCCTCCAATAGAAGTTAATGAAAGTCTTAGGTTTCTCCCTAAAGGACTACCTCCCAAAGTGCTTACTGAAAGAATATCTCCAACAACATATCCACTTCCTCCAGAACTTATAGTTGCTGCTATTGCAACACCATCACCATTTATTTCAATATCAGCAGTTGCGCCACTTCCAGAACCAGTTATTGATGTTAAAGATTCATTAGTATATGTTCCTGCTACATATCCTATTCCACTATTGATAATATTAAGAGTACCTGTTGCTGAACCAGCAGAATCTACATAATCACCAGAAACATTAGTTGCGTCTTGAAGTATAGTATTTCCTAAAGTTAAACCTAAGTCAGTTACATTTTGATTTAACTTTAATCTAACTTTCTTTGACTCCATTTCCAGAGCATTTTGAGTAAGATTCGCTATTTGACTGTTTCCAATATTTAATTCTGGACTGTAAAAATTTACATCTCCGGAAGATGAATTAAAACTTGCTCTGTAAACTGTAAATTTTAAATCTTGGAATGGTTCTTCTATCCAACTTGACGAATTTTGGGATTTAAATAGTCCCCCACTCAAAGGTTGCTTGTCGATTACAACAGAATTATCAGATGCAGTGTCTAACTGATTCATTTCCGCAATCCACATTAAATATTTGTCGGAATTTGAAGAAAGAACTATGGAGTGAAACTTATTTCCTTCCAAATAAACTGGGGAAGGAAATCTTACGTTAGTTGCAATAATTCCAAATTCTGTGGTATCAATGTCTTCAGGTCTTAAAACAACTTCACCAAAAGGATATACTGTTCTTGATGGTTGCCCCAATTCGACAGGTCTCAGTTGAACTGTAACGGGCAAATTTTCATCTTTGTTGCAAAAGTATAGATCAATAGAAGTCACAAACATTCCATTGCTATGGTCAACATAGAATGTTTGTGCTAAAGGATTTAATAATTTCATCTCTTATACTTTATTAAGTATTTAGTAGATTAATCTATGTAATCAAAGTAGGTTAATTGTCCCACCTTTCGCTCCCTCAAATT